CTCCTACAATGATTCTCTTATCGAATGGCAAGGGGGAAGTCAGGTAAAAGTTTATATTTCTCCATATCACATTTTTAAAAATCAAGATAATATTAATATATCTGGATTATCTACTCAGGTTTCCAATTTAAATGGTTCTTACCAAATAGGTCTAACCACATATACGTCAATTGTTGACAAGGATATACCAAACTTTGCTGCAACCGGAATTGTTACCGATATCTATTTAACGTCTATTCCCGAAAACATTTCAATCGGAAGCAGTATTCAAATAGAGAATGAAATTTTTTCCATCCTAAACGTCTATTCAAATTTTGGTATTGTAAGAGTAGACAGATCTAGTGCTGGTGTTGCTCACACCCAAACAACACCGGTATATTTTCTTCCCGACTCGTTTACAGTAAATAGACAAACAAATTATTTTGACTCTCAAAATAATTCAAAAATATACTTTAATCCAACGGAGTCTGTCGGTGTTGGAACTACTCCAGGATCTGGAAAAAATGTAAATTATAGAATTGGAATCACCACATATAGTGCTTTTATTCCTACGCAAAGTATATTTTTACCCAATCATCCATTTAAGACTAATCAACAAATTATTTTAAGAAAACCTTCTGGTGGCAGTGCTCTGGCAGTTTCAAATACGTCCGGGGGGACTTCATTTAATATATTGAGTGGAACTTCTGAGATTTTTTATGCCATTAACAAATCAAAAGATTACATTGGAATTGTAACATCTGTTGGACTTACGACTACGGGTGGATTATTTTTCCTCTCCCCTGGCACAAATGATTATCATTATTCCGTAGAATCAAATTTACCACAAGTTAGAGCAAAAATTGACAGAATAACTTCAGTTGTTTCAGTATCAACATCTCACCAATTGCAAATTGGAGACGAAGTGTCTCTGGAAGTTAAACCTGATATATCGGTTGGTATTGGCACTTCTACTTCAATACACGTTAGATTAGATCCATTAACTCAAAAAATAGTAATAAATCCACTAATTTTTAATTCAACTGGAATCAATACTTTAACAAATTCTATTTCAATAAATTCTCATAACTTAAGCACTGGAGATAAAATTTTATATGAATCTTTGGGAACATTACCAACGGGATTAACCACCGGAAATTATTTTGCATATAGAGTCGATGAAAATAACATAAAGTTATGTGACACATTATCAGATTCTTTTAATTCTCCACCAACCACAGTTTCAATTGGTGGAACTGGTGCCGGAAATCAAAAGATTAGTCTTGTCAACCCCCAAATCAAAGTTATTAAAAACAATAACTTAGTTTTTAATCTTTCAGACTCTTCACTACTGGGATATGATTTTAAAATTTATTATGACCAAGACTTTGAAAAGGAATTTGTTTCTATAGCAAACACCAGTTCTCTCTCCGTAATTGGGGTTGGAACTATTGGATTGTCTTCAACATCCACACTAACTTTAAATTATTCTGATGGTGTTCCAGAAAAACTCTATTATAATCTGGAAAAATCTGGTTACATTAGCACTGCCGATACAGATGTTACAAATTATTCCGAAATAGTATTTGAAGGTAGTTTGTATGATGGAAGTTACAATATTATCAGTGTTGGAAGCACAACTTTTACAGTATCTCTAAAACAAATTCCAGAGAATACTTATTATAGCAGAGAGGATTGTGAGATTCTTGAATATTCAACATCTTCTTTAACAGAAGTTGGAGGTATCCACCGAGTGAATCTTTTGTCGGGAGGATATTCATACACATCTCTTCCAATATTCAATGAAGTTGAATCTGATAATGGAACAGGTGCCTTTATCGTTCCCGTCTCAACAACAATTGGAAAAATTAAACAAAGTAGAATTATTAATGAGGGATTTGAATATGCATCAGATAAAACTCTTAGACCATCCGCTTCTATACCAAAGTTTGCTTATATATCGGCTTCTAATACAATTGAAAGCGTAAACGTATTAAATGGAGGACAAAATTACACCTCGGCTCCAGATTTAATTTGTGTTAATACAGATAATGGAGATTTAATTGATTCTGGTTTACTTAGAGCAAATCTGTCTGGGTCTTCGATTGCATCCGTAACGGTTGAAAATGATCCAAAAGGTCTTCCGATTAAACCAGTTACAATTAGAGCGATAAACAACTCTAATGGCATTTCAATTGATACGATTCAATCATCCTCTGGCATAGTTACTTGCATCTTAACAACACCATTAGCTGGATTTACCTCTGCTCCATTTTCTTCGGGAGACAAAATTTTCGTTGAGGGGATTCAAAAAAGTGGATCTGATGGAGATGGATTTAATTCATCTGATTATGGATATCAATTCTTTACAATTACTAACTTCCAAAATATTAATCCTGCTAAGTTAACATTTAGCCTCTCCGGATTAACTACAAATCCCGGAATTGCTAAAACAATTCAAGAATCTTATGCAACAATCATTAATTTTAATAGTTATCCAGAATTCGAAGTTATACAAAGATTCTCACCCTTCCAAATTGGAGAAGGATTATCATCGGATAGTGGAAATGGATTTGCAATCAGAGATTTAATTGTAGTTAGTTGTGATGAAAATTTTGTAAGAGTATCTGGCAATTACAATCTTTCTTCTGGAGAAAAAATTAGAGGATTGGAATCTTCTAACGAAGCAACTATTGACTCTGTTAAAGTTGTTGATGGATATTATGATGTTGATTATTTTAACTTACAAAAGTTTGGATGGAAGTCTGAAACAGGAAAACTCAGTGAGAATTATCAAGTAACACCAGACAACGATTACTATCAAAATCTATCTTATTCCGTAAAGAGTAGTAAAACCTGGGAAGATATTGTAACTCCGGTCAATAATCTATTACATATCAGCGGAATGAAAAATTTTGCTGATACTCAAATTCTACAAAGTGTTCAATCTGGAATAGGAACTACCGAATCTCCATTGACATTATTGAATATCTTTGAAAGTGATAATAGGGTAGACACCATTAATAACTTAGATTTAGTTATTGATGTGGACACACTGGATAGTAAATCAAAATTTATCAAATTTAATAATATTTCTCTTACCGACTATATTCTATGTAAAACAAACAGAGTTTTGAAAATTGACGACATAAGTTCTCAATTCTCAAGCGAAAATGACGAACCATCTGAGGTTTCTAATATATTTCAAATTAATTCTGGAAATAATTACAATAGATTTTTAGTTCAAACTCGTAACATTTTTACCAATGAAGTGCAATTTAATGAAATCATAACAATTAATGATGACCAAAATATTTTTACACTACAAAAAGCGGAGTTAAATACTCTTAATGATGAAGATGTAATCGTCGATATTGAAGGATATGCAGATATCACATCAAATTTCTACTTAAAATTTAATCCAGAGGATACTATTAATTCAGATTTTGATATTAAAATCTTACAAGATACTTTTATTTCTAAAGCTGGCATCGGAACTACTCAGTCTGTTGGATTTGTAGATTTAATAGCAGCAAATAAAATTGTCTCCAGCGGAATAACAACGTCTATTTTTAGTTTAGACTCTTCCAAATATTCTGCAATTTATTCCAATATTCATGTTTTAAATAGTGATAGATCTGACATGAATTATGTTGAAGTATATTTAACTCATGACGGAAGCAATACTTATATTAGTGAATATTATTTTGATGATAACTTAACCGAAACTAGCTCAGGATTTATTGGATCGTTTGGAGCATCTATTAGTGGTGGAATTTTATCATTAAACTATACAAATACTTCAGCAGAAAATATAACAGTTAGAACAAAAAATGTTGGGTTTGGTACCACTGCTGTTGGTGTAGGAACTTATAGATTTAAACTTGCTGGGCAATCTGATGGAGCGGAAAGAACGGTAATTTTCCAATCACAATTCAATAACATTTCCTCAGGATCTACCAGTATTTTGGTCTTAGATAGATCTTTGTTTACATCATCAAAATCCACAATTAAAGTTGGATTTGGTCAAACAAGTTCACTACACCAAATAATGGCAATCAATGATGGAAGTGATGCATACTCAGTCCAATATCCATTCTTATCAATCGGAAGTACTTCCGGAATAGGAACATTTGGAGCAGAAATTTCTGGAAATAACTTTATAGTTAAATTCTATGCAGATCCCTCAATTTCTGGTAACTTAGAAATACTTTCGTTTAGCGAAAATTTCTATACGGATTTAGACACCGTTAATATTCCACCCGCTCTCACTTATAGTCCAGTTGAGCAAACTGTCACATCTGTAAAATATTACGGAGCAAATTCACCAAATATAAACAAATATGACTTTGAAGCAGAATATGAGGGCACGCCAATCTTTATGAAAACATTTAATCCATCAGATACTGATGTTTTAAATTTGGCAACAGGCATATTTACAATTCCAAATCACTTTTTTAACACCGGCGAACAATTGATTTATACTCCAAAATCCACTTTTATTGGAATTGGGACTTCCGCAATGGGAATTGGGGCAACAACGAATTATGTCGGTGTCGTTACAACAATATTACCCACTGTTGTATATGCGATAAAAGATAGTAATGATTCATTTAGAATTTCTACAAGAAAAGAGTATGCAACTCAAGGAATTGGAGTGACATTTACATCTGTTGGTTTAGGAAATGCTCACCAACTAGAAATGTATAAAAAGAATGAAAAATCAATAATTTCAATCAATGATGTTGTACAAAGTCCCTTAGCATATTCTTCTATAACTCATACGTTGTCCGGGAATGGCGGGCAAATCGGAACGGCATCTACAATTTTTGCTTTGAGTGGAATTAGTTCTATTACCCCAACCGATATATTAAAAATTGATGAAGAATACATGAGAATAGAAAATGTTGGATTGGGCACAACAAATACTGGTCCTATCACATTTAGTGGGGGAATTTCTCTTGTAGAAGTTACCCGTGGATTTGTTGGATCTACAGCAGGTTTACACACAGATACTTCTATTGCCAGAATTTATAGAGGATCTTACAATATTTCGGAGAATAAAATTTTCTTTACGGAGGCTCCCAGAGGAAACTCTCTTGATTTGCTCGGTCCTAGCGAATCTAACTTGCCTAGAGAAAGAGCATCTTTTAGTGGAAGAGTATTTTTAAGAGAAGATTATAGCACCAATCAAATTTATGATGATATTTCAAGTCAGTTTACTGGAATTGGTCAGACTTTTATACTAACTTCTCAAGGAATAAACACAGTTGGATTGGGCACTTCTGGTGGAAATGGAATTGTTTTCATTAACAATATTTTCCAATCCCCCACAACACTCAATAATTCTTCAAATAATTATATTATAACAGAGAATTTGGGAATTACTAGTATTACCTTTACGGGAATAACATCCTCTAATAACAGCATATTTACATCAGAATATGACATCAATCAAAATCAACTTCCTCGTGGAGGTGTAATTGTATCTCTTGGATCTACTGGAGGATTGGGAATAGCACCTCTTGTAGGAGCTTCCGTTACTGCAGTTGTTGGTGCTGGAGGAACTATAGTTGCAATTGGAATTGGAACTATGGATATTATTGGATCTGGATATCGATATCCTGTTTCTGTAGCGGTCACTGAAAGTGGTCATATAGGCACAGGAGCCGTTATAACCGCAAACGTTGGCGCCGGAGGAACTTTATCATTTAATGTTGTTAGTGCTGGCACAGGATACACCAATCCAACAATAAATGTTTCTTCTCCATCCTATGAAAATTTACCCGTAACTGGAGTTTCTAGACTTGGAGTGGGTGCTACAACAGACACTGGAATTGGGTTACTTTTAAATATCGAGGTTGGATCTAGCTCTACTACCGGAATTGGATCTACCTTATTTGAAGTCAAAACTTTTAAAGTCACTAGAAATGGATACTCCTTTAGAATTGGAGATGTATTTAAACCTGTAGGATTAGTAACTGCTAAGGGTCTTCCTTCTCCAATCAGTGAATTTGAATTAACTGTTTTGGATGTTTTTACAGACTCATTCTCTTCTTGGCAGTTTGGGGAATTGGATTACATAGATTCTGTTAGTGTATACCAAGATGGAATTAGAACAAGATTCCCACTTTTCTATAATTCTGAATTACTTAGTTTTGAAATTGATGAAAATGACCCAGATTCTCAGTTAATTGATTTGGACTCTGTTTTACTTATTTTTATAAATGGTGTCTTGCAAGAACCAGGAGTTTCATATCAGTTTAGTGGAGGAACTTCATTTACATTCTCAGTAGCCCCAGAACCAGAAGATAACATAGCAATATTCTTCTACCGTGGAACTAGAGGTGAGGATACTCTTCAAGTTAATACAGTAGAAACGATTAAGGTTGGAGATACGGTGCAAATTTTTAGCAATAATTCAAATATTGAAAATACAACCACGCAGGAAAAAAGAGTAATTTACGATATTTCTGGATCTGATAAGGTTGAAACAAATCTTTATGTCAATCAAGGAATCGATGAAGTTAACAATAAACCCCTATATTGGACTAAACAAAAAACCGATTTAATACTTAATGGCGAAAAAATTTCTAAGTCAAGAGATTCCTTAGAATCTCAAATTTATCCAACGGCAAATATTATAGGAAATTTAAATGCTGCAGCAAGTGAAGTATTTGTTGATGATAGCAGTTTATTTAATTATGAAAATGCATCACCAATTAACTTTGATGCAATTATTTTTTCAAATGATTCTGCAGAAGAATATGAAATAATTACTGACATTTCTGATGTAGAAGGATATTCTGTGTCCATTATTGGAATTGCAACAACAAATGGAGTTGGAACCTCACTGGCACTTGAGTTTACTTTAGATAGAGACCCATTCTCTTTCCCAGATTTACAATCCGGATATCCCATTTACATTTCCGAAACTTTTGTTGGGCAAGGAGTTACATCAATTAATACAAATGATACGGACATTGTTGCTATAAGCACATCATTCTTAAATAACGTTTATAAAATTCATGCAATTAACTCTGCAATAGGAATTATAACTTGCAACATTGCATCGAATACATCTGTGGTCGGAATAGCAACCACCGGCACCTTAGACTATCCTGTTGGAAGATTAACCTGGGGAAGACTATCTGGATTTTCTAGATCAACTTCTCCAATTTCGATAGGAGTTAGTGGATATACTTCAAGTGTTGGAATAACCACTCTTGGATACAATGCTGGGCTCTCCACATATCCAATCATTCAGAGAAGAGGATATGGGTTAAGAAGCAATGGATCTTTGAAAAAGGATCTCTAACTCAATATAAATATAAAAAAAAGAATTATATAGATGTCTGCACTTGTAACAGATCAATTCAGAATTTTAAATGCTAGTAATTTTATAGAATCGATTGATGATTCTTCTAATTCTTATTATGTTTGGGTTGGTCTTACTAACCCAAACATTTATACTGGATTTGGTAGAAATGTGAATTGGGATGGACCAGGAATAACAAATGGTGTAATTCCAAATCCTACAGATAATTTAGACTATTTGACTCAATATGAAGATACTCTTCTTTTTGGGAAAAAAGTTACTTCTTCAAATATAAGAAGAGTAGTTAAAAGAGTTGACTGGGAGAGAGGTAAAAAATATGACATGTATAGGCATGATTATAGCGTAGACAATCTTTCTCCGGTGTCAAGAAGAGCTAGACTTTATGACTCAGAATATTATGTGTTGAATAGTGATTACAATGTTTATATTTGTATAGAAAATGGGTCAAGTGGAATTAATACGACTGGTAATCAATCACAATATGAGCCAACAACTACAGATTTAGAGCCAACAATAGCAGGAACTGGAGAAGATGGGTATGTTTGGAAATACTTATTTACAGTTTCTCCAGCAGATATTGTAAAATTCGATTCTACAGAATATGTAACTTTGCCAAATAATTGGGAAACGTCTACAGATTCTCAAATTGTTGCGGTGAGAGAAAATGGCGATTCATCAATAAACAATAATCAGATTAAGACTGTTTATATTGATAATACTGGTTCAAATTACACATCTGGAGAAGTTGATATTCTGGGAAATGGAACTGGTGGAAGAGTATTTGTGGAGACAAATGCTAATGGAGAAATCATAGATACGACAGTAACATCTGGAGGCACAGGATACACATATGGAATCGTCGATCTGGGTCCTCTACAACCAGGAGGCACTATCAGTAACCCAGCAAAATTAATCCCCATTATACCGCCATCTAGAGGGCATGGATTTGATTTATATAAAGAATTGGGTGCTGATAGGGTAATGATATACGCAAGATTTGATGATTCTACTAGAGACTTCCCAACAAATACAAAATTTTGTCAGATTGGAATTTTAAAAAATCCAACAAAATTTATATCCACAGAAACTTTTAGTAGTGGTGAGTTTTCTGGATTATATGCAATTAAATTTGATTCTGTCAATTCATTTTTACCTGAAGTTGGTGAAAAAATTAATCAAACAGTTTCTACCGGAATTGCCGTAGGATATGTTGCATCATATGATTCAGACACTAAGGTTCTAAAATATTTTAGAGACAGGTCTTTATACTATGGTTCTACACACGATCAAACCGATTATGTGGGAGTTTCTACATCGGCAAATGCAAATATTAATTTTAGTTATACCGGTGGAAATGTGGTTGGTGAGACAAGTGGATTTTCTGGACAAGTTTCTTCCTTCTCTGGAATTACAACCACAGTAAACAATTCAATCATAAATCTTGGAGTAACATTTACAAATGGTCTTGCAAATCCAGAAATAAATAAAAAAACAGGAGACATAATTTATATTGACAATAGACCTCTTGTAACTCGTAATGTTAGACAAAAAGAAGACATTAAAATTATCCTGGAATTCTAACCAATGGCACAAAAAACAAATTTAAATGTAAGCCCATACTTTGACGATTTTGACGCCGAAAAGAACTTTTACAAAGTTCTTTTTAATCCAGGAAGACCCGTCCAAGCAAGAGAATTAAATAATATTCAATCTATTCTACAAAATCAGATTGAATCGTTTGGTAGTCATATTTTTAAAGAAGGATCTGTAGTAATTCCTGGAAACTTAACATATGATTCACAGTTCAATGCTGTTAAATTAAACCCATCAAACTTTGGTGTCAATATTTCACTATACATCAATAAATTTTTAGGCAAGAAAGTTACTGGGCAAATTTCTGGTGTAACTGGAACAATTCAAAAAATTGAAATACCAGACTCAATTAATAATTTACAGTATGTTACATTATACGTAAAATATCTTGATTCTGGTAATAATTTTGATATTACACCATTTCAAAATGGAGAATCACTGTTTGCAAGTGAAAATGTAGTATATGGAAATACAACCATTGTAGCTGGAAACCCATTTGCATCTTTAATTTCTTCCGATGCTACCGCCGTTGGGTCTGCAGTTTCTATTGACACTGGAATTTATTTTGTAAGAGGAACTTTTGTAAATATTTCTAAGCAAACGATTATTTTAGATTACTATACAAACACACCATCATATCGAGTTGGTCTTAAAGTATCTGAAGAAATCATAACAGCAAAAGAAGATGACTCTCTTTATGATAATGCAAAAGGATTTACAAACTATGCTGCTCCTGGAGCGGATAGATTTAAAATAGGTCTATCTTTAACCAAAAAAACAATTGATAGTGTTGATACTGACGTAGATTTTATTGAACTTCTTAGATTAGACGCAGGGCAAGTCAAAAAATTAAATACAAATACGCAATACTCTTTGATTAAAGATTATTTGGCACAAAGAACTTTTGACGAATCGGGAAACTATTCAGTAACTCCTTTTAAAATTTCCTTACATGATTCTTTAAATAACAGACTTGGAAATAATGGTTTATTTTTTGAAAATCAAAAAACAGAAAATGGAAATACACCATCAGATGATTTAATGTGTGTTAAATTGTCTCCCGGCAAAGCATACGTCAGAGGATATGACATTGAAAAGGTTTCTACTACCATTTTAGATGTACCAAAACCTAGAGAAACTCAAAGTGTTGAAAATGTAAGTATTCCATTTGAAATGGGAAACTTGTTGAGAATTAATAATATAACAGGATCACCGAAACAAAATCAATCATTAGAATTACATTCTGTCAGAAGAAGCTCATCGGGAAATCCAAGTTCTACAACAAAAATTGGAGATGCCAAGGTTTATAATTTTAGACTGACGGATTCTGCATATTCTTCTGCTTCTACAAACTGGGATTTATATCTTTATGATATTCAAACTTATACAACATTAATTCTAAATCAAGCATTATCTATATCTCAGTTGCCAGCAACATCTTTTATTAAAGGAAAGAGTAGTGGTGCAAGTGGATATGCAGTCTCTGCTGGAGATGGCACAACTACTGTCAATTTACGCCAAACTTCTGGAAGTTTTGTAAAGGGTGAGCAGATTATTATTAACGGGTTAGAATTGTATCCCAGATCAATTGCGAATATCACCGTATATGACAGTCAAGATATCAAGCAAGTGTATCAATCCACGGCAGTATCTGGATTTACTACTGCCTTTATGGGAGATTCTGTTTTAGGAAAGCAATTACCAATTGGTTTTAATGCTGCCGATACGGTTAATATAACTGCTGGTGGAGTTATAACTTCCCCAGGTAAATTCTTTAATTCAATCAAACCCGGAAGTATTATCAGATATCAAACACCAACAGGATCTTTAGAAAATTTTAATAGAGTAACTAGTGTTAGTTTAACTGGATCTTCGATGACGGTTGCAAGTGTTGCAAGTGTCAGTGGTGTTTGTGATGGATCGATTGGTGTTTCTACAAATATATCTTTCAGTGTTGGGACTCCTTCAATCAATAATCTTGAAAAAGGATTCTTATATGCAGAAGTTCCAAATTCAAATCTATCATCAATAGATTTGAATGATTCTATTTTAACTTTTAGTGCTCAATCAACGAGTGCTAAGTCATCAAGTAGTCCAATTGTTTTATCAGTATCTGATTTTTCTCTACCATCAGGTTTAACAACCGCTTTATTCCAAGCGTTTGATGAAGAGCGTTATTCTGTGCATTACACTGATGGCACAACTCAATCGCTAACATCAGATCAGTTTTCATTATCCAATAATCAAGTTACTTTATCAAATCTTACGTCTGGTAAAACCACTTCATCAATTAACGCAACATTTATTAAAAATGGGGTTCAAAGCAAAGAAAAGCAATATAATAGAAGTCAAACAATTAACGTAATTTATTCAAAATACCCACAATCTGGTAGTGGAATTAGCACTTCTATCAATGATGGTCTTGAATATAATCCATATTATGGATTGAGGGTGCAAGATCAAGAAATCTCACTTAACTATCCAGATGTTGCAAACATTATAGCAGTTTATGAATCTTTAAACACATCCAATCCTTCTCTTGATTCTATATCTTTTAGTAGTGTTTTAAATATTGGGGGAAACGCTATTATTGGGGAAAATATTCTAGGATCTGAAAGCGGTTGTGTAGCCAGAGTAGTTACAAGATCTACAAATAGTGTTGGTGTTGTATATTTAAATTCAAATAGATTTTTAACTAACGAAAGTGTTACATTTGAGGAGTCAAATATTACCGGAGAAATTGATTTTATTACTATAGGGAGTTACAATGATATTACAAATAGATTTAAGTTAGACAAAGGTCAAAAGGATCAATACTATGACTACTCCAGAATTGTAAGAAATGAAGGAGAAACAGAACCTTCTAAGAGAATTTTAGTTGTTTTTGATTATTTTAGTGTGCCCTCCACGGATAATGGAGATGTGTTTACTGTATTGAGCTATCAAAAAGAGCAATTTGCCAACGATGTTCCTCTGCTTGGAAACAAAAATTTAAGGGCATCGGATACTCTAGACTTTAGACCCAGAGTTTCAGTTTTTTCTGGATCTTCATCTTCTCCATTTGATTTTTCAAACAGAAACTTTAGTTCCTCGATTAAGTTAAATCTAACCCCCAATGAAAGCACTATTATTGGATACAATTATTATATTGGACGAGTAGATAAAGTTTATCTTAACAAAAATGGAGAATTTACCTATATTCAGGGAGATTCTTCTTCAAATCCAAAATCTCCTATTAAAATTGATGATGTGATGGAGATTGCAACAATTAATCTTCCACCATATCTCTATACTCCAAAAAGTGCAACATTGTCATTAGTAGACAATAGAAGATATACAATGAGAGACATTGGTCTCATTGAAAATAGGGTTAAGAATCTTGAAAGAATAACTTCCTTATCACTTCTAGAGCTAAGTACTCAAACATTACAGGTACAAGATTCTCAAGGATTTAACAGATTTAAAACTGGATTTTTTGTAGATGATTTTAAAAATTATGAAAGAGTTAATTTAAACTTATCACTTCTTGAGATAGATCCAGAGTTGCAAGAAATGAGACCTATTATTTCTCGCAATAGCCTTAAAAATTATCTTGCCCCAGCACTTAATACTACAGATGAAGAAATTGATCTTTCCACCAACTATAACTTAATAGATTCAAACGTACAAAAAACGGGAGACACCGTTACTCTTAAATATACATCAGAAAAATGGATTGATCAACCTCTTGCGACTCAAGTTGAAAATATTAATCCATTTCATGTAATTTCATATAAAGGATCAATTAAACTATCTCCTGATAGGGATAACTGGGTAAGAACTGTACAACTACCAAATAAAACGATATCTGTTACTGACTTTGTTTTAGTTGAAAGAGATAATACCGTTTTAGGTGACAGGACAGTTAGAGTTGACAATGGCGCTAATGCAAGTAGAACTGAACTTTCAACTGAATTTTCTCAAACAGTAACTGAAACTGCCAGTTCTTCTGTTAGAAGCACTAGTTCTACAAGATTAGTAGAATCTCGTGCCGAAGAATATATGAGATCTAGAAATACTGAATTTTCAATTACTAGTTTAAAACCATATACTAGATATTACCAATTTTTAGACGGTAATGGATCAGTAGATTTTATTCCTAAACTTATTGAAATTGCAAATAGTGAATCTTTAGAAAATTATGGCGCTTCATCTGCATTTACAATTGGAGAAACTGTTATTGGATATGATAATCAAAACAATAAAATAATTTCCTTTAGGGTGGCAATGCCATCTCATAAAATTGGACCTTTTAATTCACCAACAACCAAATTTACAGTTAATCCTTATTCAAGATCTGAATCTATACCAGATGCTTATAGTGCTTCATCTAAAATTTTAAATCTTGATACATATTCAATATCAGAAGAAGCACAGGGTCTTTATTCTGGATATCTTGTAAAAGGTGCTAAGCTTGTTGGGCAGACAAGCGGAGCGATAGCATACGTAAAAGATCTCAGACTGATATCTGACAACTATGGAGATTTAATTGGTTCTTTCTTCATTAGAGATCCTAATACTACTCCAGCTCCAGATGTAAGAATTAACACTGGCACAAAAACATATAAAATTACTTCTAGTCCCACAAATGAAGTTGCTGTGCCGGGAAGCACTACAGTTTCTACTGCCGAAACCAATTATGTTTCAGACGGAACTTTAGAATTGTATGAGACAACGATTACAAATACAACAACAGTAACTACTACTCGTCTAACTACAACTAATATAACAAGAGTAACAACAAACTTCGAGCAAACACAATTCCCCCAACAAGATAGGGGTGGAGGAAAAGATCCTCTTGCTCAAACTTTTACGGTGGATCAAGATGGTGGATTTTTAACGGAATTAGATTTATTCTTCTATAAAAAAGATAGTGGGAATAACCCTGTTACAGTTGAAATAAGAACCGTTGAATTGGGCACGCCTACAACAACTGTAGTTGGAAATCCCGTTACTCTTAGACCTGATCAAATTCAAATTTCAGATGATGCAACTGCAGTAACAAAAGCAACATTTGATTATCCTATTTACCTAGCCCCTGGTTTAGAATATGCTCTTGTCTTATTGGCTCCAGAAAGTATAGAATATGAAGTTTTTATTGCCGAAATGGGTAAAAAAACAATACAAACTAAAAATCTTCCAGATTCTGAAGCTGTTATATATACCCAACAATTTGCTATGGGAAGTCTTTTTAAATCCCAAAATGGATCTATTTGGACTGCGGACCAATATCAGGACATGAAATTTACTTTATATAGAGCAAATTTTGTCACCAATACGCCATCCACTGCATATTTCTATAATCCAACTTTAAATGAAAGTAATGGATATATCTCAAATCTACAAAATAATCCACTTACAGTATTTCCAAGAAAAGTAAACATTGGCATTACGACAACCACCAGTTCCGCTATGGTTGGAATTCTAACGACTGGAAGGAAAATTAGTGAAAGCATTAAAACATATAATTATGGTTATATTGTTGGTACTGGATGCTCAGTTTCTTCTGTAGGAGTTACCACAGCAGGATCAAATTACGTTTCGGACACTAGCGTTTCAACATACAATATTATTGGAAATGGATCTGGTCTCACATTAAATATAACCGCTTCTGGCGGAGCAATTACTGCAGCATCAATTGTCAGTGCTGGAAATGGATATGCAGTTGGAGATGTAGTTGGAATCGTAACTTCATCGGTTTCAAGCAATAGTGGTAGAGACGCTAGAATTACAATTACGGGCAATAACAATGGTATTGATACCCTTTTCCTCAACAATGTCCAAGGAGAGGCATTTACTGCAGATGGAACGGCAAATCTGGTTTACTTTGATACATCTAATAACTCAGTTTCTTTAGCATCGACAGTTATTAGAAGTTCTACTCCAGTAGGTTCCATCTACAGTGGAAACTTTGCTAGATTAAATCATTTTAATCATGGAATGTATGCCCCAAACAATAAAGTTTCAATTAGTGGAGTATCTCCAAATGCAGAATTTACAACGTTATCCCAATCTATAACTGCATCTGCAACATCAATTTCTGTTGCTAGTACCGCAAACTTCTCAACGTTTGAAGGTAAGAGTGTAAATGGAACAAATCCCGGATATGCACTCATTGAAAATGAAATCATCAGATATGAAAGTATTGGATCTGGCACTTTGGAGACTATAACGAGAGGACAATCTTCAACCCTTGCTATTCCACATTCTACAAATACTTTGGTATACAAATATGAATTCAACGGAATTTCCCTGAGAAGAATTAATACAACCCATGATATTAGTGATACTGGATTGGATATTGATAATTATTATATTGAAATTGATAGAACTTCCAACGGAGTCAATAGGAGTAGTGATAACACACCTACAGCATATCCACAACTATCATTTTCTTCAGAAATAACTTCTGGAGGATCTAAAGTTTTTGCATCAGAAAATATACAATACGATGCAATAATTCCATTCTATGATATTGGAACTCCGGGAGCAGAAACTTCCGTTTCAGCAAAAATTAGATCGGTCAGTGGCACCAGCATTAGTGGAAATGAAGTTTCATTCCAAGATTTAGGATATGAAGACATTCAGTTAAACTCACTAAATACCCTCTCCTCG